GATGAAACTTTAACACCTTGGTTAACTAAAGCTTTTCCACCTGCAGAGTATCCTGCTGGTGAAGTTACTTCGCCAGATGATGAATAGTTAGTAGTCGATGCTCCTAATGTAGCAGTAGAAACATACATTGCTAATTTAAATGTATCTCCACCTGCACTATCAAAATCATGCTCACCACCCATCAATTGTTTTTTAAATGAATTGCAAATTGCATTAGTTGTAATAGCCATAATATGTTCTCCTTATAAATTTGTTTATGGTGACGGTGATGGTATTTTAATTCGAGGTACACCACTGTCGTATTCGCCTCTACGTCTTCTACCCATTTGCTGTAGAGCAAACGCTTGTACTTCTTCATCATACTTGCTTTTGTATAACGTGTAAAGATCTTGAGGACCTTTAAGATAAGAAAAAGCTTCTGTTAATGCACCATGTAATAACATGGACTCTTGATAAGTAGAAAGAAATGTATTGTTAGTAGCACTAAAATGGGGAGGATCCTTTATAAAATTAATTTGAATAGTGTAAGCTGAATCTGGTGTAGGTGCTACAATAATATTGAAATCATCCCAATTAGCCCAAAACTTAGGTAATCCTGTTGCCCCAGAACCATTGTATTCAGAAATAAAACTAGTATCTCTTTTTTCTAAAAAAGTTCTATCAGAACCATTAATAACTTGTACGGATCTCATTATCATACAATCAGCAGGAAGACTTACAGCTCTATTACCAGCTGTAAAAGTAGAAGTGTCATATTTTCTAAGATCATCATAATCCACTTGCCCAGCTACATTTAATTCTGTATTTCTAATAAAATTATCAATAATACTATCTGTTAGTACATTAGAATCTACTTCAGTATAGTCTCTTACTTGAGTTAAAAAATTTGCATACGTTATAGCCATTACGATATCTCCACTGTTACAGTACCTGCCACTGAATTTAATTGTCTTCTTCTATTTTGTGCTGAACCGTTATCTGGTTGCATTCCATTAGATAAAAAACCAAATTGACCAGGTAATTGTAAATCTGCTGTAGTAAAATTAGCTCCTCCAGATATCAAAGTAAAGTCTTGAGGTCTTGGATTTAATAATGCAATAGCATCTGCTTTAACTGTCTTTCTTCTTATTTGAGGATGTTTTGGCTCATATTCAGATATATGAACTAGAGCTCCTGTCCATTCTCTAACCATTTCCTTGTAAGGAAATGCCATTCCAGAACGATCAGATATAGCATGTGATCTTTTACCAGTTGCATGAGACATTAGACACCATCTCCAAAGTAAGTTTGAGGAGAAATGTATAAAGAAGTTCTAGAACCATCTTCATCTAAAGCTCTTTTCATTTCATCTTCATAAGCTAGTTTTAACATTTGTGTTCTATCTGCAGCCTTTAAAAAAGATAAATAGTATGCAAGACCTGCTACCATACAAGGTAAAAATCTATAAGGTGCATCAGGAGTATTTGTGTAGGATCCAGCATCTTCAATTCTAGCAATATAATAATATTTTAAATAAGTATAAGTAACCACATCAGGTGTTTGATACAAATATATTTGTGGATTAATTTGTCTGTCTACATAATACTGTGATGGTTGTCCTGTAGAGCCTTTGTTAGGCAATCCAGCGTATGTAGATCTATCAGTTTTAGTTAAAGATACATCTGTAATCGTAGGACTGTTACCTGCACCTGTAGAAATATAAGCTTCTAGAACATCACTGCAATCACTTGGAGTAGCATATTGATACACGCCACTGGTCATCACTTGTTCTTTGTTTTTAACTTTCCATAAGTGCAATCCTCTATTACCCCATTCTGATAATAGAATATTTAAATTTCTTCTAGCTCTTTTTAAATCGTATCCTGAATCTGTAGTAAGACCACATCTTTCATAGGCTTCATCTATGATTTCGTCTATATTTAAATTAAATGATGTAGTTCCTGAACTTGCCATTATATCATTCCTTTATAATAATCTTTCATGTTTATAAAACCACCTGAATTAAATTTCTTACCTCCAGATGTAGTTTTAATTTCTTCTCGTATTTGTTGTAACCCTTGGCTAATAGCTGAGTCCATAGACATGTCCGCTCTTAAATCATTAACGATTTGATTAAATCGTTTTTTATTAGCAGGTGTCCCATTCTTATAATACTTTTCTGCGTAGTCCATTATAAAATATCTTTGTAATAGTCTTCATAAGATTTATTAGAAACCATTTGTTCTCCAACTTCTGATTTAATATGAGAACCAATGTATTCACCTGTTATAGGAGAGCCCATGTTTCTTTTTTTCATTGGAACACAATTAGGTACTTTTCTACCATTCTTCATTTTAGTTCCAACCATCTCATAGCCTTCCCAACAAGGACCTTTTCCTTTTTTCATCTTTTTTGCCATTTATTCCTCCATTTTAGCCGCGGCTTTGTAAGTGTATAACTTATCCTTTTTGCGGTTGTACAACTTAATTGATTGTACCACTTTTGGTTTATGCAGTAAACGTCTTGCTAAGAGCTCTTTTGCTATTGGATTTCTTTTTTTTAGCATGTTCGGAATCCTTCATTAATCTGCCATTAGGCATATAATGATATCCTTTTGGAGCTTTTTTCTTTCTCGCTCCTCTAAGTTGACCATCAATTTGTTTTGTCATTTGTGATCTTGATATTGGCATATTTTCTCCTTGTCTTTGTTATATTGAGGAAGTCCAACTAAACTAAAATTGCAAGGTATAGCATATTTGACTTCGTTTTTTTTGATTCTTGTTGTTTTATGTTTCATAAATCCACTGAAAAAAACAAATAATCCAGGCTCTGGATAGACTTCAATATTTGATTCAGGAAATATTAAAGGTGTTGAACAATTGTTTAAGTAAAGAATTGCAGACCAGTCACATTTTACATGGTTATGAAGTCTTGTATAATTATTTTCTTGCATTTTAATACCCCATGCTTCTGTTAACTGAAGATTTTGTCCAAAATTATATTCTATATGAGTCAAAAAATTAAAAATTATTTTAGATAAGTATTCATCATTTAAAAATGCTGTCCAGTTAGTCATTTGACCTTTTACATTTGTAAGATTATTTAAATTATTTTCTTTTAAAAAATCTTCTAACTTATTAATAAAATATTGAGAATCAAAATTATCAATTTTTGCTTTTATAAAAGTGCTTTGTATTAAAATAGGTTTTTCTAAATGTTGAATTATATTTATCATACTAAGTCTACTGCTTTACCAATAATTGGTTTATATTTAACTCTACCTTCTTCTTTAAAAGCTCTTAAAAATTGTTTTCTACCTTTTTCAGGAACATAACTACAATGCACCCACCCGCTGTTGGGTTCTCCTGGAACATAAAACTCTAAAATCATTTGATCAAAATCAAGGTTTTTATAAATCCAATCTGCAACTTCAGCATTGTCTTTTCCTGAACATTCAAAATCACAAGCTTCAGCTTTACAGTGTTGGCTAGTAACAGAGCTTCCTATTTTTATACACAATTCAGGGGTACGAAATCCGCTGGTAATCATTACAGGCCCGAAGTGGTCGCGTACTGGTTGAAGAATATTTTCACATAGTAATTTTAATTTTTCAATTTGATTGGCATTAGGATTGTTATCAATCCCTAATCTTACAGCAGTATCAGATTTAATTAACTCTTGTAAAGTAAAATTACGACTAAGATTCATACTAGTTTATTTTACCATCATTTAATAATTTATAATACTCATTCGTAGTCATGGCATTATCTACACAATACTTCGAAAAAACTCCTATTTCATTTAGTTGTTGTTTTGCTATGTCATATAACCCATAATACTCTAGTTCTTTTTTTGCTATCTCACTATTAAAAATTTCATAACCATGACCTACTTGCAACCATAAAGCATTACTTAAACCATGTAATCTACCATTATGATGATAGTCAAATTTTCTAGGCATTCTTTTTTTCCAAATATACATTTTTCTTTTAAATTCGTCAGTCCATCTTTTTTCAGATGAAGCCTCTATCCAAAAATCGGTATCTGTTCTTTTTGATTGATAGTGAAGTATTATAAAATCTCTTATATCATCAATAAAGCTACTCATATTATCATTGTAGTTTTTTTGTATATAATAATCATATAAATCTAAAGTGTCATTAAAATAGTAATCACAAAAATGTTCAACTTGTTCAATAGTTGTGTGCAAACCAGTAGCTTCTAGAGGTTCAATAAAGTTAGAGCATAATCCTACTGCCAAAACATTTTTAACCCAAAATTTATTTAATCTTCCTATATCAAAATTAATTGTTTTTTTAACATCTATTTCTTCATTGAAGCATTCATTTATTTCTTTAACAGCATCTTCATCAGAAATCATGTGTTTGTTAATTATATAACCTCTTCCTGTTCTTTCTTGTAAAGGAATTTCAAATGTCCAACCATATTTTCGAGCAGTAGCTGTAAGATGATTTTTTAAAATATCATCTTCTTTATTTTTTTTAGGAAATAAAATAGCCCTATTTGTTAATAAATTATTTTCATAAGAAATAAAATTAACACCCATTTCTTTTATTAAAGTTTTATGCCAACCAGAACAATCAATAAACAAATCAGCTTCTATTTCCTTACCTGATTTGAGGTTTAAAGTTTTAATTCCACCTAAATCATTTTTAGAAAAATTTTGAATAGTGTCTTCAACTCTATTAATTCTTCCAGTAGCTAAACATTTTTTTCTAAAATATTCCGATGTTTTAAAAGCATCAATATGTAATCCATCATCTAAATCATGCATCATTATGTATTTATCTCCATATTTTACATAATACAATTTATCTTGAATCATTAATTGATTTTGTAGAGGTATTACATAATTTAATTTTTCAGCTACATGAAATATTCTAATATGGTCATAATCTTCTGTTGGATACTTAGTCCATCTTTCAAAAGAAGAGCCTATAGGACTAACAAATGAATGATTTTTTCTTAACCAATCAACATGTCTAATTCCATATTTATAAGTAGCACCTGTTTCTTTTAAAAAATTTTTTATACCTCCTAGATGTTTATGGTCATCTATCAATTGTGAAATTGTTCCAGTGGTGCTTTCACCTACTCCAACTATAGGAATTTCTTTAGATTCTACTAAAGTTATTTCTATTTTTGGATTCAATTTGTATATTAAAATAGAGGCAGTAATCCAACCTGCAGTACCTCCTCCTACTATAACTATTTTTTTTATCATAAAACTACTTGACTATCATATTCTCCAATTTTTCCAATAGGTAATAAATTAAAAGCAATTGAAATTCTTTCAATATCAGAAGTATTTTTTAATACCTGGTGATATACTTCAGAAGGAAATATTAAAATTAAACCATCTGAAGGATCTATTTCCCATAAATCAGAATTGTAAATATTAAAACTATTAATCTGTAAATGAAAAGTTTTATTAAATAAATTTTGAAATTGTATTTTTCCACAATTTTTTTTACTTTGTATATAAATAACACCACTAAACATACTATTTAAATGATTATGAGCATGTGATTGTTGACCAGGTAGAGTTTTAGTAATCCAAGAAGATGTAATTCTAAAATCATTTTTATAATTTAAATTATCATTAAGGTAAAGTTTACAAGCTTTTTCAATTTCTTCTTTTAAAGAAGTTAAGCTAGATGTATTTAAAATGTTATAATCAATTGCAATATCACTCAATGTAGAATCATTTCTAGGTTTACTTAAATTTAAATTTTTTAAAGATTCTATTATTTTTTTTGTGTTTATATTTATTTTATCAACATAAAGAGGTTTTGAAAATAAAGGTATGATTTGCATTTTATAATTTATATGAATACAGTATTTAAAACTAATCTTGTTGAATAATTAATAGGGTTTGAGCTAGCATGAAAATTATTGTTAATAATGATTAGTTTATTTGGTTCTGGCTCTACCATTTCTTTTATTGTTAAAATTTTACTATAATTAGGAAAACTTTCATTAAAAATA